TTATTGTATATTTTTTTATTCAAAATTTTTGTAGATAAATTAGAACTTAAAATTATACAATTTCTTTTATTAAGAAAGACAAAAATACCATATGATAGTATTAATCCAATCGTAAATGAAATTAATTTGAATAGTATGTCCATTATAATTAATACTTACATTTTTTTATTAACATGATATTTCTTTTTTTTGTATATCACTAGTTATTTGTTTGTTGATGCAACTAGGAGTATTAAATAATATATAACTAAAAAATATTCCTACTACAAAACCTCCCATTAAAAAGTTAGATTTTAAGAGTTCCATATAATAGTATAAAGATTTAATTTTCTGAATCAGAATCTGAATCATAATCGCTCTGAATATCTTGAACCTTCTTAGGTTTCATAAAAATAACTGGAAATAGGTTATTGACATAATTAAAAACATAATATTGTTTATCGAATACATCCATTTTCTATATTCTTATAATAATTTTTAAAAGATTAAACGATTATTGATTTAAGTTTAAGTTTAATGGAATATTAGAATCTCCTTCTTCATCTGAACCAGATTGATATGATTCTTCAAATGAATAATTTTCAAATTCTTGGTCACTTATTAATTCATTTATATCATCACTTAATTCTAATTCTTCTACACCATTATCACTTTCAGAATCAGAATTAGTATTAGAATTATCACTATCACTACCACTATCACTACCAGAATAGTTAGGTTTTATAACAATGGTTTTTATTTCAGGGTCTCCTCCAGTTTGTTCCTGTTCCAGTTCTGATTCAGAAGTCCCTTCATTAACTTGTAATGCAGTTTCTATACTTTTTTGTAAATTTATATCGTCTGATACTACTGGTTCTGAACCCATATTTTCTTCAATAATTTCTTCTAATTCTCCACCTTCGTTATTTTCTTCTGATGCTAATAACTCTAAATTTATTTCTTCATTAGACTCTCCTTCTACTTCAGAATCGACTTCCGTTTCGACTTCCGCTTCAACTCCTTGTTCTTCTTCTCTATTTTCTTCATTTAATTTTTCAATTACCTGTGAAAGAAGTTCTTCACTATTTTTTTTCTTAGCACCTCCTTTTTTAGTGTCCTTTTTCTTTTTACCTTTACTTTTCTTTTTCATAATTTTAACCTTTGCTGGTTTTTCATAATCTCCAGATTTCTTTCGTGTAATTTCAGATTGAACTAAAATGAGGGCTGATTCTAGATTATTTTCTAATTCTTCATTTAAAAGTCTAATTTTCTCTTCAATACTTGTTGTATCAGTAGGTTCTTCACCTTCTCCTTCTTCAGGATATTTATGAGTATTAGAAAGTTTTAAATATTCGTGAATTTCTGAATTTAATTTTTCATCATTTACTCTTCCTGAATTTAATTCTTCACTGATTTGTGAAAATATTACTCTTTGTCTTAATCTATTACTATTTTTAACAGTTTTTAATTCCTTAATTCTAGACTTTTTATCATTTATAGAATTTAACTTTTCATAGTATTCTTTATAAACTGAAAGAGATAATGTATAAACATTATGAAGTTTGTCTAATTCTTGTAACTCCCTGTTTGATTTTGGATCAGGTTTTTTCATTAAAAGTGTAGAATCTCTTAATTCTTTTAATTTGTATTCAATATTTCCAAGTTGAAATGAAAGTCTATCTATAAGCTCATGAACATTTCTATAAACTGGTTTTTTTATGGTGCAAGTTTCTCCATTTCTTGTATAGGAAATGGTGTCTCTGCTTTCAGTAAAACTTTCTCCCCTTTTAGGTTTTTTGATAATAGAATATAAGGTGTTATACTCATTTAAATAATCAGTTCTTTCACTTGACATCATATTTGATAAAAACTTATTAGTAGCTCTATAAGTTCCAGTTTCTTCCCTAACTTTGTCTTCTATTAATTCGTCACCTTTAACTAGTTCAACTTGTGGTAGATTTTCTTTTTTAACAGTTTCTAATAATTCTGCTAATGAAATTTCTAATTGGGGACTTCTTGGTGGTTCATCTGGTGACCTTGGTCCATCTGGAGGTGGTTCATCTGGTGATCTTGGTCCATCTGGAGGTGGTTCATCTGGTGACCTTGGTTCAAATCCTCTTGGTGGTTCATCTGGTGACCTTGGTTCAAATCCTCTTGGTGGTTCATCTGGTGTTCTTGGTTCAAATCCTCTTGGTGGTTCATCTGGTGTTCTTGGTCCTGGGACAAAATCATCTGGAAGTGGAGGACTTTTTGGTGAATAACTTAATTCCTCTTCGGATTCTTTTAAGTCTAATGGTTCAGGTCTCCTTGCACGGACAAATCCGGGAAGTGTTCTTGCCGTTTCAGGTTCAGGTTCTGGTGAATCAGGTGGAGGAGGACCATCAGGACTTTTTGGTGAAAAACTAAGGTTATCATCATTTACATTAGGTGGTTCATAAATAATTACATTTCCTTTATCAACAGTTTTTTCTTCATTTTTATCATTAGTTATGGTTACTTTTCTGCCTTCTTTTTTTTTTATAGTCCATACTTCACCCTGATATAACACCTTTAATCCTACTTCTAACTTATCTGAAATATAGGAAAAGAAGCGTTGATTGTAGGGCATAATAGATGTTCCCCATACTCTTTTTTCTTCTCCTGTTTTCTCATTTATAATATTATAATATTTACCATCTTTGCTTTTGACACGATGTTTTTCTGCTAAATAAAGAACATACTCTCCTACTTTAAATATTGGTAATGATAAAGGGTCAGCACCACCATATAGTTTAACATTTTCAAAGTTTTCTTCTATGTTATTTAAATCACTTAAATCTATTGTTTCTCCCATTATATATTTAATTATAAAAAAAAAATATAATATTTATGTAAATGGATTACTGGCTTTTAGGAGACAATCAAAATGATATTATAGCACATTCAGATAGTAATTATCATTCAAAAGATTTACGTGATGAACCAATGATTAAGCATGAACCTATGTTATATTGTTCATTTAGAAATACTGATGAAAATAATACGAGAACATTTGATAGAATTTTTCCAGAAGAAAAGTTAGAAATAGTATTAGATGAAAGACAGTGTAATGTAGGATTATGTCATACCGATTTAAGAAAAGTAAAATACTGCAATTCAGTTACAAGAGATAATAAGGTAAAAGATACTAGTGATGAGGCAGAATTTGTGCCATTTGTTAAAAAAGTGCCACCTGTAAAATTATCAAGCGGAACAGCTGAATATAAAAAATATGCTGCATCAATTGATGTAGAATCTAGATTAAAAAGAGTAGATTTTAATGATAATCTTTGTTATGTTAAAGATTATAAACCAAATACAAATCTTTTATCTCATTATGAAATACTCAAAAAAGATTATCGTATTCCGGTTAGAACTATTGGAGCACATGAATGTGGGAATTTTGAAGACTTAAAACACAATGACGATACCTTATTTCATAATGTCACAAAGAGAAAAGTGTTAGGAAAGAAATAATTTTAAATAATTTTATTTTTATATATTAAATGATAACCGATGTTGTATTGCCAGCTTTTGTTTCAGCTCTTGGTTTAGGACTTAGACCAATTTTAGATAAAAAGGGATTAGAATATTTTAATGCTTTTGAATATACATTTATTAGATATTTAATATTAGGAGCAGTAAGTTTGATAGTAGTAGCATTTTATGTGCCAACTTTAAAAAAAAGTATTAGTCGTGAATCTATGAAATGGGTATTATCAGCAGTTGTTGTTCAACTTATTACATGGCTTATGTTTTTCTATAGTCTTAGTAAAACTGATAATACATTATTTGTAGTATTAATTACTTATATTGTTCCTATTGTTTTAATTGCAGTTTTAGGTTCAGTTTTATTAAAAGAAAAAATGAATGACGGAATGATTGGAAGTATAGTTGTTATTGTTTTAGGATTATTATCATTTGGTTATTATAAAACTGTTAATTAAGTCTTTTTTATTTTTTTATTTATGAGTTCCATACAACTATCACTATCTAGCTCATCAATATTTATTTTTTTAGGAATAGAAACATTTGTTTTATTTTTGTATCTAATATATTTACCATATTTTCCATTTTTAATGATTATATCTTCCGAAATAATTTTTAATACACCTGAATTTTGCTCAGAACTATTAGAAGAAACCTGAGCAGCAGCATTAATAATTTCAATAGCACTCTCGAGATCTGATGGAGGTTCTTCTCCACGGCATCCAATATTTTTACCATTATATTTTAGATAAAAGCCATATTGTCCCTTACACAAATTAACTTGAACCTTTCTATATTCTCCAAGTATCTTTGGATATTCAAACAATTTTTTAGCATCCTCGATACTGATTTTATCCATTTCTCCTTCTTTAATACTTGCAAATTTCTTGTTTCCATTTTCAAGAGTCAAACAAATAACTGGACCATATTTAGCAATATATGTAGAATATTCTCCATCACTCGTTCTACCCAAGACTCTATTGTAGTCTGTTTTAGCCAACTTCACATTTCCTGCCAAAAGGTCAATTCTTTCTCTGAAAATGTTATACACTCTTTTAACAATTTTATGCCACACTACTTCTCCTCGTGAAATTCTGTCAAGTGAATTTTCCAACTGATTAGTGAAATCATAGTCGAGTAGTATAGGAAATTCCTTGTTAAGATAATCATTAACAATTCTTCCTATTGTTGTAGGAAACAATTTATTCTTTTCTCCACCCATTTTAACCTCTCGCTTGCTATTAATAATATCATTATTTGTTCCTAGTGTGAATATGTCTATTTGACGTTTTTCACCATCTAGTGATTTCTTTTCAGTATATCCTCTGCTTTGTATTACACTTACCATATTAGAATAAGTGCTTGGACGACCTATACCTAATTTCTCAAGTTGTTTTACAAGACTAGCTTCTGTATATCGTGCATGTTTTGGCTTACTGTATTTCATTGTAGCAATAACCTTTTCTCTTTTAACTACTATCTTCTTTTCGTTTTCAAAATAATCACTACTTTCAGTATCATCATCGGAATCTTCACCTTCAGTGTATTCCTTATAAACTTTTGTATAACCAGGAAACAATACTTTTTCACCTTTTGAAAGGAAGTAATAATCGTCACAACCAGAGATTTTTACCTTATTTGTAGCGGTCATTACCTTACAATGCGACATTTGACTTGCAATAGTTCTTTTCCAAATGAGTTTATAAATGCGTTTTTCCTGGTCAGTATAACATTCTTCTTCATCAATGCTATTAATGTTGATTTTACAGGGTCTTATAGCCTCGTGTGCCTCTTGTGCATTTTTTGAGTCATTAGAATAGCTTGTCTTGTTTGAATAACTTTCACCATATTCTTCAGTTACCCATTTTTCAATATCATCCATACAATCTCCAGAAAGAACCTTGGAATCAGTTCTCATGTAGGTAATCAAACCACATTCATACAATTTCTGAGCTACTGCCATAGTAGCCTTTGGACTCATTCTATATTTACTACTAACTTCCTGTTGAAGAGTACTAGTAATAAAAGGAGCACTTGGTTTTCTCGTTGATTCCTTTAAAACAGTAGGAAATAGTGTATAGGTGCATTCCTTATTTTTTTCGAGAAATGAATCAGTATCGGTTCTATCTGGCAATTCTTCATTTAAAACGCATTTAATGGTTCTATCACCAAATTTAAATTCACCATTACACTTAAAAGTAGCGGCACTTTCGTGTTTTGCAATTTCATTTTCTCTATCAATAATAATTTTTGATACTACACTTTGAACTCTTCCAGCTGAAAGACTTTCACCCTTTTTATAACTACTTTGAAGATGTTTCCACAAAATAGGTGAAATTTTGTAACCCAATAGTCTATCAATAATTCTGCGTGCCTGTTGGGCATCATTAAGATTCATATCAATATCTCCTGGATTTTCTATAGCTTTTAAGATAGCCTTTTTTGTAATTTCAGAAAAGGTAATTCTTTTAGTCTTTTCACTCGGAAGTTTCAAAGTTTCACGTATATGCCATGCAATACTTTCACCCTCTCGGTCCAAATCACTCGCAAGATATACACGACTACATCTTTTACTTGCTTCAGACAAATCATTAACTACATTTTTCTTATCACGCATAACACTATAGTCGGGGGCAAAATTATTATCTATATCTATACTCAATTTCTTACTGTCAAGGTCTCTAATATGACCAAAACTGGCTCTTACAATATATTTTTCACCAAGAATATCTTTGATTTTCTTTTGTTTTCCCGGTGATTCAAGAATAACTAGATACCTTTCAGGACGTTTAGCCATTTTATATTAAAAATAAATAGTTTTATTTTAAAGTCAATTTTTTTTAGTAATAATTTTTTTAAATGAACTATCATTTTCAGCATCGTAGAATGTTAATTGGACACTAGTCTTACTAGTAAAATCAATACTGCATACACCTAATTTTTCAGAATAAAATTCTAATTGTGGATTTAGTCTAAATACTTTAGGAACATGATAGGCTTCACTTCCTGTTCCTGAAACAACCAATGTTGGTAAATTAGGAATATTAAACAGTTGTTGGTCGTGATCGTGACCAGCTAACATAAAATGAACTTTTCCAGTTTCTATTAATGAATTATAAAAGTCTTCTAATTCTCCTTCTGCATTTCCGTGATAACCTGTACTTTTAAATGGATGATGTCCATAAACTATATTCCAGTCGCAATCACTACTTTCTAACGCAGCAGATATTTCTTTTAATTGTTTTTTTTTTAGAGTAGAAGTTAATTGGTCAAAATTTGTATCTATAGCATAAAATCCAACTTTAACATGAGATTTACCCATAGTTTTATCAAAATGATACCAATGATTAAATAAGTTCCATCTATTTGATTTTTTAGTATATTCTATTTGAGCATTACAATTACCCATATAATCATGATTTCCAAGAACATTAAAAAATTCTAATGATTTAGGTAATCGTTTATACATTTCTTCAAATTGCATCTTGAA